TCAATTCTTCCGAGACCCGTTCACCTTTCCGTCGTCAAGAAGATCTTTTACTGCTGCAAACCATTCTTCGATTACTTTAATGAGCATTTCTTCTGACACGATCACCTGCAGCCACCTTGGCAACAGCGATCTCGCCTGCTGTACTACCCATTTCAGTTTCTGTTCTCCCTGCCCAGATGCATTGTATACATGCTCTGCTTTGAGGATAAGCTGATAGACATCTCCTCTGATGCCATCAAGGCCTTTCATTTTCGTGTACTGATATACGCACACCAGTGTTACGATCACCAGCACTGTCACTACTGCAACCACAACCGGCAGTGGGATCTGCGATAATACATTCATTAATTCCATTCTGGTTTCCTCCTGTGTTTTATTCTCCCGTGATACCCTTGTGAGCTTTGTATAGCCGCGTGGAGCATCTAAAATTGTATTCGTGGTAATTTATTTACCGAAACATAAAAAGAACCATAGAAAGCCGATTACGCTTTTATGGATCTACGGTTCGTCTTTATGTACGATGTGATTCACTCCCTGCCGCGTCAGGAAATTTTCCAGATCGTGCTTTCGTTCCAGCTCATAGTCTAAAGCTGCGTGCATATCACCGTTGCACTTTGCGTCTGGAATCCTCTGCACTGCTTTGGCTGTTGCTTCTGATAAGCAAAGAGAGCCGTCTAAAGCTCGCAGCATCATGTACTGCAGATCTTCACGGTTCTTTTCTTTCTCATCCTGTTCTTTTTGCCTGCGTGCCCGTTCGATCTTCTCCGCTTCTGCCCGTTTCTGGATACGTCTTTCCAGAAGCCAAAAACAGAAAGCAACGATCGCAGACGGCACACCGGCAGCAATCAATAATTCCATTTGCACCTCCTTCCTTTCACGCTATTTCATCATCGTCGATATCTGCGTACTTCCGGCATGCATGTTCGATGACGTCAAGATCTGTCTCTATTTCTTCCAAACTCTTTGTCGGCGTTCCTTTGGCAAGAAAAATCAGATCATAGATTATCGACCAGAGCCTTGAGATAATCTGCAACTTTGTCATCATTCCTCCCCTTGATTGTTATTTTTCTCTGTGTTCTGATCCGATCCTGATGTTTTTTCTGCTGCATAATTGTCATATTCAGTCCAGATGTCATTTTCAAATTTATCAACAATATCATCGATATCTGTTTTGTTCTCTCTGTACTTTCTTCCATTATTGATGTAGCGATTGATGATTGGAACATCCGGATGTTTTGCATCCATATTGGCGTCCATAGACACAACGGTCTCTCCGTCAACTGTGATGATTCCAGAATAATGAATGTCCTTTGTGTAAGTTGCTGATACTGCCATATTCTTTGTCCTCCTAAAAATTAATTTGTATCTCCAGAGATATTATCTCTCATGGATTCAAGTTCACTTCTTAGATCCGCAACCTCTACTTCAAGGTTCGATCTTCTTTGCTTTTCGAGTTGAAGCTCATGCGTTATTATCGCAATCAAATTGGTATATACCATACTATAAGTATCAATATAGCCATCCTCAGTGTTCTTCCTGTCGTGGTGTACCAGATCCAGCTCGTCTTCTCGGATTCCTAGTTCTCGCATGGCTTCTACGACATCCTGTGCGACGAATCCATAACAAATGCGCCCATCACCGTCAATCATCCGATACTGAACTGGTTTTAAGCGATCGAACAGCTCTGAATGAATATCCGTCTTATTGATCTTGCTCTCACCGAGTGGAAATATGTTTGTTTTGGCGCGGCGATCGGATGTGACCTGTGGGGAGTTTTTAACGATCAAACGCTCCCATACTCTTCCACTATCTCCTAGCATAATCTTTTCGGAGTACGCCTTGGTCGGTGCGAACGCTCCAGTATACACTCCTCCAGACCAGCCACAGCCATAAAATTCGACCTCTGCCTGATAACCTTTCTTCTTTGATTCAAGAATAATGCTACCGTTACCAATATCGAAGTTTGCTTTGTTGTTGGCATCCGAGTAAGTATTTACAACGAAAGAATCGTCAACAGCCCCGGCTATACAGCTTCCAGAAGAACTTGATGTCTCCAATACAGATTCGTGGACACCTTTAATATCTACATATTCGCTCTGGATTGACAGAGCCGCATTGCCGGATTTTGTTTCAACCAAAATCTTACCGACACCGCCACATAACTCAATAACCGCATCTTTTGCGTTCTTTCCAAGCTGGATCAACTTATCACCATAATATGCGAGTGTCGTTCCTGCCCGGTTAAGAATCTCAAATGCTGATGCTGAAATCTTAGTCCGATAGCCAGACCAAGATCCGCTGGTTTTATTACCAACTTCCAATCCGGTCCCATCAGTAAACTGCATAAAGTTGGTGGCTGTTTTTGCTGCTTGTAAAGGATTCGCATTAATTGAACCAGATGGTAAAGAAGCTAATTTGGTTGATGTCCACGTCACTGTATATGGACCAGAACCTTGAGTATAGTTAAATACTCTCAGCTGTCCATACGGTTCATTTAATCTTGTTATAAGGCCCCACGTTGAAGTAGTCTTTTTATAAATCCATAACGACCATCCGCCTGAAGATCTTAGGAAATCCAATCCAGGATTTGAGTTATTTGCAGAGATAAAACTAAACTGGACATCTGTTGTCTCAAAACCTCTGCCACCAAGTTTAAATGTTGTTGGCTGATTTGCATACGAACCTGTGATCTTTATTGTAGCAAATTCGACATAAAGATTTGACTCACCGTTTCCATTTACCGTATGCACTACCTGATTTGCGTCCTTACCTGCAGCGCCCTGTGGACCTTGAGGACCTGTTGCGCCGGTTGCACCTTTATCTCCCTGAGGACCTTTATCGCCTTTTACACCTTGAGGACCTTGTGGTCCCTGAGGACCAGTTGCTCCTTTATCCCCCTTACTACCTGTAGCTCCTGTTGCACCCCTCGGGATAATTGTATGGCTTATGCATAAACCTTTCAGATCTCCAGATGCAGTATTACTCCGATAATAAGCAACATGAGCATTTTTTGTATCTGTTGCCGTTCCAACGATCGCGAACATATCCCCGATTCGGCAGCCATTACGGATACCAGATGTACTAGACCAAGTTTCTTCGTGATTAATAGTTCCGTATGCCGTCCACTGAGACTCGGTGAAGGCATCTCTGACTACATTTGCTACAAGACTATATCCCTGTGAACCAGTGGTACCAGTAGCACCTTTGTTACCATATACACCGATAACTCGTTTTGTTGTGTCTACAGTTGTCCCATTTGTATAAGTAATTGTCTCGTAGTTCCAGAGATATTTATTGCTCTCTGTCATTGTCGGAACCGTAGACGACCATGAGGTAGGAACAGTCGAATTGGATGTGGAGACTGCGTAGTGCTCAGTAATGCTTTTAATGCCATTTCCGGTTGATCCGGTATCACCTTTATCCCCTTTACTTCCCCGATCACCGTATGATCCAATGATGCAAGGCACAGTTGTACTCGCCACGGTTCCGTCGGTATACTTCACAACCTCATAATTCCAAAGATACTTCTTAGCCGCAGACACCGACTGGACAGCTGTTGTCCATCCACTCGTCGCCGTTGTAACTCCGCTGGAAGATGCCGTTGCCAGGTAATAATTGACTACTGATCCAATACTCTTTCCATTGGTGCCATTTGCACCATTGGTTCCCATACGGCCGACACTATATATCGTGGATGTTGTGTTGTCAGTGTAAGTGATGATTGTACGTGTCCACAGATACTGCCCCGCGGATGCAGATGGCACAGACCCAGACCATGTGCCAGTTGGAACTGTTGTTCCGGAAGTTGAAACCTGGTATGCAACAGATGTCGATTTAACCCCCTTACCCGTATCACCCTTATCACCTTTGGCTCCAGCCTCGCCTTTGATTTTCGCCCACTTATACATTCCGACACTTGTAGGATCATCTTTTGCATAGTCCACGCATGTTCCGATATAAGCGCCAATATCCTCACCACTGTTCCCGGTGAATGTCTTCCCACCGTCATTACTATATTTGATGTGCAGATAACTGGTTTTCCCGTCTGCTCCATTGGTACCTGAAATTCCCTGTTTTCCCTGTGGCCCCTGCGAACCTTCCAGCTGCTGCCAGCTGTACTTCTTCGGATCATCCGAATCCGTCTGTGTAAAATCCACATACGTTCCAATGTATTTTGACGGTGTCTCTGTCATCTGAGACGCAGAGGTCGGATTCGAAACCGCAGAATATTTGATGTGAAAATACGTCGTTTTTCCATCTTTTCCGTCAGCGCCTTTGGGTCCCTGGATTCCCTGATCACCCTTATCGCCCTGCAGGCCGCGCAGTCCTTGCTCGCCCGGATCTCCCTTATCTCCTTTCGGCCCCTGAAATTTGCTCCAATGATACTTCGCCGGATTGGCGCTGTCAGCCTTGGTAAAATCCACGTATTGGCCTATATACGTTTTATCGACGGCGTTGGTTGTCGAAAAGCCTGTCTTTCCATCCGCGCTTGTTGCATAAGCGATATGCAGATAACTGGTTTCACCATTCGCACCGTTTTCTCCAGGGGTTCCATCGGCGCCGTCCTCTCCGTCATCGCCCTGAAATTTTCGCCAGGTGTACTTGGTCGGATCTGTACTGTCCTCCAATATATAGTCCACGTAGGTACCGATATATTTTCCTGTATCCTTCCGCAACTGATTTGCTGTCGGGTTCGGAACATCAGCATATCTCACATGGAAGAAACTAGTCAGACCATTCTTTCCGGGCTCTCCCGCAATTCCCTGCTCTCCAACAACCTTTACCCAGGTATAGATGCTCGGGTCTGTAAGTACCGGCTGTTTTGTCGTCTGATTGTATGCGATACCCATGTATGTCTTTCCAGCTGATTTGAGCGATATTCCGCCGCCCGTTTCCGTATCAGCAAACACAACCCAAGTGTAAAACGTCCGGTTCTTTGCCAGTTTTTCAAACTGTGCAGCCAGGCTCTCCATCTTTTCTGAAATTCCACTCGATTTCAGCTTGTATTCGCCCAGCGTTGCCGTGTACTCATCATTGCAAATGGAGGACTCCAGTTTCATGATTCTTGCAGACAAATACAGTTCTCCGGCATCATCTACAATGTTCACTGTATCGCCGATCTTGATTCCATCCGGCAGATACGCCAGTTCCACTTCGTAGGATACGGCTGCATCATAGATCTTTTTCAGCTTTGATACGGCACGATTGCACAACTCTGACTGACTTAACGTATCATAGGTGTAAGTCTGGACAATATGACCGGTTCCATTTCCTTTTTCGGAAAGATACCGGCTCCATTTGGCCACTGCGCTCCGGGAATAAATCGTACTGCCGGACAGATATATATCGCCGTCATCATACTTATACCCTTTCAGATTGATCGGCGTTTCACTGTCTTCCGGATATCCGCCGGTAACGGAAAGTGCCGTAGCCAGATCTTCTACTGAACTTTTTACAATGATATTTTTCACTTCCCGGTTGATCCGAAGTTCTCGCCCCTGATCTACGCCGCGCTTCTTATGCAGGTTGATATATTTGTGCTTGATTTTCAACCGGTCGATTTCAAAAGTATAGGAAACTTCCGCGTCAAACTGCGTGGCAACGCTCAAAATACGCTCAGAAGCGGTGGTCTCACCCTCCCAGGACAGTTTCCGGTTATAATTGCTGACCTCATTGATTCCAATTTCAAAGCCGGAATCGTCGCTGAATTTTTCAACATAGTAGCTCGCTGGATATGCCTTGTCTGCTTTGTATTCGCCAACTGTCTCGTTCAGGAGATCCATACCGGCATCCTCGGCATAGATTTCTACTTCCTGTTTGAAAATATTTTCTTCGCTGGTAATGATCGTATAAAATTCCTGCTCATCGCCATTCTTCCGAAGAATATAATTGCCAACAGAACCATACTGTTTCGCATCATTCCGCGTGCTCGCCGTGTAATTCAGCGTAAATTCTAGTGTAGCAACACCTGCTTCCACCTCTTCTGTTTTCAGATCATCAGAAATGTACAATCCCTTCGGTAGCTCTGTGCTTGCCTGCCCAAGGACATTCATATGTCGGTCCGCAAAATATAAAATCATAGAAACACCTCCCTGTATTTCATTGTGTATGTTGGCTGTGTTGCCCAGTCCGATGCAATGCATTGGATCTGATTCATTCCAGGCTGCAGGCAAAAGTTCTCCCAATCGTTGCCCAACGCACCAAGATCCTGTCTCGGAAGTCCCTGTAACATGACCTCTCCATTGCTACAGTCAGCTGTCAAAACCTGATTTACCGAAAATTTATTCGGAATATCACGCCATTTTTCTACATTGTCAATTCTCACGAAGATGCCGCGGAAATAATTTCTGGTGACAAGCTGATTTCCTGTATTTCGACTTCCCCACTGTCCCAAATACAATTTCACTGTTGCCACTTTCACATTTTTTAATTCTGGAACTGTAAATTCCGGATAACTGCCCTTCCAGAAAAAACGTATTTTCTCTCCATGTTTCATCATGTCGCTTGCGCCATACGTTTGGCTGTATGGGTTTGCATCTTTTCGATGGCAAGGTTCAAAAGTATATGTTTTGACGATACGCGGGTTGTTTCCACCTACCCACATATTCATGTGCGCTGTGTTTCCGATCGTATCGGTTTTGTATATCTCCTGGCAGCAGATCATTTTTCCGTTCGCATCGCAGAAAGCAATCGCCTGGCAGCCCGTCTGCCCCATAAGACCAGTTTCAAACCAGCTGTTCATGTAACAATAGAGGTGCGTCGCTCCCTTTGCTCCATTGGGATCTACCACATCAATAGATTTCATAGCTCCATTCCAGCCGTTTGTGTTTGGACTTACATATCCACTGCTGGCCAGATACAGACCTTTGATGCTGTCTACGCTCATGACACCCAGCTTTCCAGCCGTCTTGCTGTTACTGTATAAGAAGTTGCTCCCTGTATCATCTTTCCACGCCGCATCCTGTGACCAGACATATTGGTCAGCATAGCTTGTTATCAGTTCGCTTTTTTTGTATGTTTCTCCGTTCAACTCATCTGGATCACCGAACTGAAGAATTTTCTTGGAGTCATTTACAAAACCTACTACTCCATTTTCACTGTGCATTACTGCCTGAAGCTTTGGAAAGGCCCGATAAGTGCCGTTGTACGACACAATGAACGTTTTTCCGTCATCCGCAGTCGGATTCACCGTAAATTCTTCCACCGAATACTTGAATGGATCCGCGCAGTAAAATTCCAGCTCCGATGTAATCGAGTTCTTTCCTGCAGGCACCTCACCGGTTCCCTGCTTTGTTCCGATATAATATTTGTCCGGCTCATCCGCAAAAATAAGAGTCGCCTGTTCTTCATCCAGAAGAGCATTCAGCTTGTTATACGCACTACGAAAAGCCGAATTATCTTCAGCAATCAGTTGATATCCAACCACAATGGTTCTGGGTTGATAGCGTTTGCGCCGGTATTTCGTACCATCGGATACGCCAGTTTCCAGATCTGTAATCTCCGTCCCTAAAACTTCCCGGCCAGACACATATAGTGTCCGGTAGCCGGGAATCACATTTTCCAAATAGTTTCCATTAAACATGAGAGCCTCCGAAGGCAGGTTCTGCCCTGGGTACCGCTCTGTGGTATCTACAAAGTTATACATTAGTTCTCCTGCCTTTCTTTCGGTTCTCCCTTGTCTCCTGTTTCTCAATTTCTTCTCGTGTATACGTTGCAGTCGCTTTTCCAATCTCTCTTCCGTCCAGATTAACCGGTACGTAGATGGTATACTTTCCGCTGCTGCTGTACTGGTAACTGTCGTTCAGATCTTCATAGCCTGTTCTAAGGCTCATCCCGATTTCCGGCACAGGTGCAAGCTCTGGAATTTGTATCAGTTCCATAGTTGCCTGTTTTGCTTCCTGGACATGATCCATAAGCCCGTTGACCCAGCCGATACCAAAATAATTGCCAAGTTTATCTGTCACTCGTGACGGACTGTGAATCTGTGCTTTCGCGCGGATTGCCGCCTCTGCAGCAGCCGCAAGCTGTGCCGCCACTGCTCTTACATGGCCGACCTGGCTTGCCATACCGTTAGCGAGACCCATGCCGATGTAAGCACCGCTGTTATAGGCCCCACCTGCCGATGATCGCATGGTAATTACGATTGAATTTGACATTGTTTCTGCTGTAGAAACCGCCCTTGACATTCCAGCTGAAACGCCATTATTAAAATTATTTCCAACCGCATTTCCAGAAGTCTTCGCTTTACTTTCTCCTTGGGAAAACTGCTTAATCAATGCATTGATCGCAGATTTCGCCTTGTTTCCCAATGCATCCAGCCCAGAATTCACAACATTCACGCTGGAGCGCATACCTGTAAGCGATTTTTCAGCGCTTTTCGCATTTCCGGCGATTGACTTCATACTGGAATTTACTGATTTCAGAGCAACTACCATAAGACCGGTTCCTGCGGCTCCGGCCACCATTGCCGCTGCAAATACGCCAACTGTTACAGCTGCCGCGCCAGAAGATCCTGCCAAAATCACAAAAACTGCACTGGCCGCAGTACCAGATCCAAGTAATGCCGTCAATCCAGCCGCACTGGCCTTTGCGCCAGCCGCTACAAGTGGAAATGCTGCTCCCATAATCGTCAAACCTGCACCTGCCATCACAAGCGAAGCTCCAAGCACCGCTGCTCCGGCAGACAATGCAATTACTCCTGCGGCTGCAGCCAGTGCAGTTACGCCGACCAACGCAAGACCAACTCCGAGCACGGTTGCGCCAACTCCTCCAACAGCAGCTCCGGTGCCAAAGACAATCATACTCGCTCCAAGCTGAGCAATTGCTACCGCTCCCTGCGCTCCGTACTGTGCAATTGTAGGAAGAACAGCGGATACAACAGCCAACGCTGCGCTTGCAATCAATGCTCCTGCTGCTACCAGAACAATGGCAGCCCCAAATGCGATAAATCCAACTGTTCCTGCTGTCAATGCAGGGCCGAGAGCGGCAGCGCCTACTGCCAGCAGGGCGATAGCTGCAACCATGCCAACCATACAGCCAATAGCCAGTGGGCCAGCATTCGCAAGATTAATGGCCGATAAAGATAACAGCCCCATTCCGGCCGCCGCAATCAATACAGCGGCTCCAAATGTGACAAATCCAACTGCTCCAGCTGAAAGTGTTGGTGCTACGCTCTTTGCCACCAGCATCAAGCCGCCAATTGCAACCGCCATTCCTGCCATTACGCCAATAGCCAGCGGACCGGCACTCGCCAACTGAATCGAAGAATATGCCAAAAGTGCCAAACCTGCGCTAATCATTAGCACAGCCGCTCCCAACGCCAGAAACGCCGGTGCCATCGCTGTTAATTTCTTTGAACCGCCGGACATAGATGAAAACAATTTCGTCATACCAACTGCGAGCCCTACTACCACGCCAATCAAACCGGCAAAAACAGCTATTGCCCCCGGACCAGCATTGGCTACTGCAATTGCCGACTGTGCAAGCAAGTAGAATCCTGCGCTGATCGCCAGCACTCCAACGCCCATCATCATAAAAGCCTTGGCAGACGCTACCATTTTCTTCGCACTACCGCCGCTGGATTTTCCAACCGCCTCCTGGCCTTTTGAAACACCAAATAGCCCAGGTGCGATTTTCCCGAGTCCAGCCTTTGCCAGCCCTCCAACAGCTCCTGTAAATGCGCCAACAAATGGTGCTACAGCCTTAACGATTTTAAAGCCTTTATATGCAATCAAGAGTTTCGGAAGTGCCACCGCTACTTTTGCAATCGCGTCCGAATGTTTTTCCAAAAATCCCGAAACTGCTACAATTCCATCTTTGACCTCTCCCAAAGTGGTAGAGAAATTTTCAATACTTTCTGTGCTGCCAAAAGAACCTGAAAGCTTCTTGATATCTCCTATGATCGCCCAAGCCGCATCGCCCAGCGCCGTTCCCGCTTCCAATGCGTCCGTTTTGAAAATATCCCAATATGGTTTTGCTTTCTCAACCATTGATTCTATTTTATCGACAGCCTTTTCGATCCCTTTTCCGCTGGCAAGCTTTTCATCAATTTTTCCAACCGTCTCAGTTGCGATGCCAACCAAACCTCTCATTTTTCCGCCAACCTGGTTGAATGCAGTAATTCCAAGTCCTTCCATTGCAGACTGCAGTTTCACGACATCGTGCTGAAGATTATCCATTTTGATCTCTGCCATTTCTTTGGCTGCACCGTCACTGTTATAAATGGCATTGGTTAACTTGTCAAAATCCTCTGGTGCCGCACTCACGATTGAAAGCAGACCTGACATACCCTCTTTTCCAGCTAACGTAGCAGCGTATTTGGCCTTTAACGCTCCCTCTGCTCCATAAGCCTTTTCCGTTAAATCTGCTAATGCTTCATTATACTTCTTTTCTGTCAGCTCTCCATTGGCATACTTTTCGTCAAGTTTTGCAAGGTTCTCTTGGAACTGATCCATTGGCATTTTGCATTGTCCAAATGCACCGCGCAGATCGGTTACAATGTCCATCAGAGACTTCATCGAGCCATCACCATTCTGCAACGATATGCCCAAATAATCCATTGCGTCACTGATATCATCTGTTGGCTTTGCAAGATTCGTCAGAATAGTTCGAAGGCTACTTCCGGCCATGCTGCTTTTCAATCCTGATGAAGCCATGAGACCGAGAGCGATGGCTGTATCTTCTACACTATAGCCTAACGATCCAGCTACCGGAGCCGCATATTTAAATGATTCACCCAACATGGCAACATTTGTATTGGAATTGGCCGAAGCCGCTGCAAGAACGTCAGCAAAATGTGAAGCGTTAGAAACTTCTTTCGTAAAACCATCTTTAATAATTTTGGTTGTGCCATCTGCTGATAAGCCGAACGCTGTCATCGCATCTGTTACAATGTCAGAAACGCCTGCCAAATCTTCTCCCGACGCTGCGGCTAGATCCATTACACCTTCGATTCCATTTAACATATCCTCAGTTTTCCAGCCGGCCATTGCCATATACTCCATCGCAGAAGCTGTCTCGCTTGCGGTGTACTGCGTGGATTTTCCAAGCTGTTTTGCCTTTTCAGACAGTCTATCAAAGTCGGATCCTGTAGCTCCGGAAATAGCTGCTACAGACGACATAGCATTCTCAAAATTCGCGCCAGCGCTTATTGCACCAGCAGTCAAGCTTTTCAGTCCGCTTCCGATTGCCGAGACTGCCTTGGATCCAATCGCCGCCATAGCACCAAATCCAATTCCACTTGTAAGCGTATTTTTCAGATTATCAGCATAACTGCTACATGATTTCATCATTGACGAGAAGTTTTTATCTTCCGCGCACAAAACCGCTTTTACGCTATAAGATTCTGCCATCTGTTCGCCCTCCTTTCTTTAACAACTTGGATATTCCAACAAAACGCGGATCGCTCTTCTTATGTTTCTTTTCCTTCACATTTTTTAATTCTTTTTCATAGTCGAAGAAATTTCGGAATCTTTTGTATACTGGCACTGTTTTCTTCCCAGATTTTTTCTGCGCCTGGGCAGCAAAATTCAGAAAGGCTTGCCGATGTGCCCTGTATTCGTCGTCTACTATCCGATATCTCAGCGCTTCCATCATAATTTCGTACTGTGCTATCGTCAGACGATCAACCTGCTCAAACGATGTGAATCCCAAATACCGGAAGCAGCTGATTGCAGCTTCCCGGTATTGTTCTTCGAAGCTCGCCTCTTCATGAGTTATATCGCCTACTTCTTCGCTTTTTCTTCCTCGATCGTCTTCTCGAGATTCTGGACGCATTTCTTCGTAGCATTTGCACTCTTTAAGAAACCCATCGTATCTTCGAAGAGCTGATTGATATCGGTATCCGGATCATCAATATATTCATCCAGAATTTCTGTAGTTGCTCTCGGATTCTGCCCTTTATTCGCTACGAGTAACAGATCCTCAAGAGACTCTACATCTCCGTCCATGATCCCTGCCACAGCGTATCTCAGGCCAATATTCTTCTTAGCATCTTTTACTCCGTCTACCGGCATAGTTACTTTTTTATTCATTTCTCTCATGAATCCCATGCCAAAATTAAACTGATACACCTGTCCATTGATTGTAAGTTCCATATCATTTTTCTCCTTTACTGTTCAAAAAAGAGGACGATTGCTCGCCCTCTGCATTTTTACGCTCCTGTTTTAGTTGTATCTGTAAATACGTATGCCGCTACTTCCTGCTGTGCGGCTGTCACTGTCACATCGCCTTTCTCGCCGGTTCCGTTTACGCCAAAGGTAAGGGATACTTCTACCATATCCTCGGCATTCGAAGTTTTTTCCAGCTCCGTTACGTAACCCTGGAAATATTTTCCCTTGAATTTATTGCTTCCGCTGGATGCTGGTTCATCCAGATTTGCTTCCCAGATCTCGACCAGTTCATCATTGATCATGGCATCTTCAAGAGAGTCGATCAGTGTGTCGCCCTTGGCAAGAATACTGGTTGCCGTAATCTCAACCTCGGCTGCTCCCGGGGTTCGAATCGTGCCGTCCTTGGTCTCTGTGGTATCTGCATCCTTGCTTGTCGTTCTTCCGTTTTCTGTAGTAAAGGCTAATGCTGTAGCTGCATTTTTAGCCGCGTCTTTCTTGAGACGGTACAGATAGACGATCTTTTTGCCACGGATCGCATCTGCAAATAACTGCAAATCAATTGTTTTTCTCATGCTGTTCTCCTAACTGAATAAAAAAGTCACTTCCACGATGCCGTGAAGAAGTGGCTGATTGGTAGTTGTGTCCGGCAATATTCTCTGATTCAAGTCCTGCACGGACCAGGAGAAGCTGCCGGTATGTTCCAGTTGTCTGCAAATCTGCTTGATCTGCAGAAGCATCTGTGAAACTGTGCCGCGCTGCCGCGGATTGTCGTGCCAAACGTGGATTGTCTGGCTTACGTTGCCGAACACAGCCGTTTTATTGGCTTTATCGGTTAAATCGCTGTCCGCCAGATAGATAAACGGGTATGGCGTACCTTCCGGCGGTAAAAACGTGTCATACACACTGTCTGGATACTGTTTTTTTAATTCCAGAAGCAACGCACTGAATAATTCCTGCTGTGGGTCCATGATGTCACCTCGTAAGCTTTTTCAAATCGGATTTGAACTTCTCTTTCTGTGCCGTATAGGAAGGACGCATATACGGCTGTGCGTTCATATAACGGGTTCCATACTCCACATACGCCGCATACTCTGCCGTCGGCTCTACTTCCGCCGTAAGGCCGCCATCTCGGATCTCAAGACCGATGTTTCGTTTCAAATTACCAGTATCCACTGGAGCTTTTCTCTGTGCGGCCTCCTGCAGCGCTGCACCATTATCCTTTACTATCTGTTTCACTTTACTCATCTGCACGTTTTTCTTCAATTTGACCTGCAGCTTCTCCATTCCTTCCAGCTTGATTTTCGGCATCAAACCACCTCCGATAAAATAAAAGTCTGTTTCACACGTAATTTCCGCGTATAGTCCACTTTATAGGTCGTGTTTCCAATCCGGATCCTGTCAAACGGCTTCTGATAATGGTTCTGGAGCTGCACTGTCACGCTGCCCTGACGGATCCCACCGTATACGATCTGCATGATTTCCGCCCGCGTATCCATCACAGATGCCATTTTCTGCACCTCTGTGACTTGGTCTGCAGCATAGTTTCCGGTTTTCGAATCATATTCGCCCGGCAGGACCCGTTGGAAGAAAACTGGTGTATCATATCTCACAGAAACTTTACCTTTCCCTTCCTTGCCTCCCGCTGGCTGTCCAGATAAGACTGAATATCATCCATGTACCCGGCAAAATCATTTTCAGACCAGGAAAGGCTCTCACCCTCAACGCTGTGAGAGGAGAGCCCTTCCGAGCCGATCCGGTTGAATCGAATGACCGAAACATCCAATATGATGTATTCCATCTCTTCCGGCGGCTCCAGACCGCCAAGAAGAAATTTCAGCCGCTGTTTCGTGGCATTCAGAATCAGCTGTAACTGCTGTTCTGTCTTTTTGTCTGTATCTTCCATTCCAAGAAGCAGTTTCAGATCTTCGAGCATCGACTGCCTCCTACTTCTCTGGTTCTTTTACCAGTTCGATCACCGGGGTTCCACGCAGGTTTTTATCCGAAGCAAGCTCTTCCAGACGCTCTTTCGAGACCTTGATTCCCTCGCGCGGGAAAACATCACCCTCTCGGTACTCATGGTCATCGTCATGAAGATCCGTAAAGTATTCAATCACCCTGTACATAGGTTCCTCCTTCTCAGCTCTTCACAGCTACTGTTACATCGCCGGAACGGACTGCTTTATAGTTCTGATCACACTCAACCAGCGTGATGTGATGGGTTGCTGTAGATGCGATTTCGGACTCTCCATCCCATTTGCTCCAGTTCTTCACATCATCGCCGTATTTCACGGTAGTTGCGGATGCCGCATCTTTGTACTTCCAATAGTTATTCACAGACATGATCTGCTCTTTTACAGAAATCTTAGTCTTTCCATCTTCTGTTCCTGCTTCAGATGTTACATTCAGAGTTCCGAGCGTCTGCGCATCAGATCCACCAACGGAAATATAGGCGATAGCATCCAGATATTCGCAGAAGATTCTGAGACCCATAATAGCGTACAGATCCGAAATTGCTCTCTCATAGGTACCCTGTGCATGGAAGCCGATGAAATGAGTGGTTGGGTCTGTTGTGTAGCTGAGACCGGCCTTTACAAACTCAGAGTCGCCTGGATCGATGTAATATCCGACGATGTTATTGAGTGGAGTTGCAATAACAACGTTTTCCGGGATTTCAGAGCTTACAAACACAACCTCTGCGCCCAGAAATTTTTTCATGTACTCAAATCCGAAGGCAGTCTGCAGGGAAATATCCGCAGCACCAACGTATTTGTACACATCCAGTGTATTCACCCACACTGCTACGCCTGTAGCCGTTCTTTTCATTTTTTTAAATTTATCTTTGACTTTTCCGATCGCCATAGCAACCGCCATCTGCCAGGTACTTTCGTGGCCAGTCAACGATCCTGCTTTCAGCTGTGTATACAGTTTGTCCATGACAACATTCTGCAGATCGGTTTTGAACTCTTCATCGGTATCCTGCACTGCAGCATCGTATCCTTTTTCTGCGATTGCTTCCAAGGTTACTCCCTTGCGATATTTTTCAATACGGATGGTATCAAACGGAATCTCTTCTACAGCGTACCGGGAGTATGGAATTTCTTCTCCTTCTTTCACCTCTCCGGACTGCAGGGTTCCTGTTACCTTTTTGGTCTTTAAAATAGTATTGTTGTCCTTCTTGATCATTCGGGCAATGCCCAGAACATCAAGCAGTGCCTGGATGTTTTTGCCGAAAGATGTTACAAAGTCAATCTCACGGGCTTTTACATGGATCTGTTCCTGACCTGTCATGTTATCCGGTGCTGCAAATACCTGCAGACCTAATTTTCCAATTTTATGCATGTGTATTCCTCCTACTGAAATAATGCGATGTTTTCCGCAATCAGCCGCTGCCGCTCAATCGGGTTGCTGATTGCAAGAATCTGTTCTTTTGTAACAGCGCCCTTTCCGCCGGATCCGCCCTTTGGTGCATTACCCTTCAAAGCATCTTTTACGGCAGCCTGCACTGCATCCTTGTACATCTTCGCGAAAGCTTCAACTGCCGTCTTGGTATCTTCAGCGCTTTCTGATACCAGATGTGTCAGAAGTTCATCCGGGATGTTGATTTCTTCATCTGCCAGCATCTTTCTGGCTGTCTTTGACATCTCCGAAAGTGCGTTCTGCCGTTTCAGATCCGCCAGTTCTTTCTCCAGCTTTCGGGTTTTGTACTCCGATTTCTCTTCTTTTGTCATCTTTGCGAGCTTTTCCGCCTCTGAAAGCTTGTCATCAGTCAGTGCCTGCCACTTTTCCTGTGCTTTGGTCACTGCTGTATTTACCGCTTTCTGCACTCTGCGGTCGAACTCCGCGCGATTCTCTGCCTGCCCCAGAAAATCATCAAACGACATCTCATTGCCGCCATCTCCAGAACCTGCTCCAGCTCCGCCATCGTCTCCGTTTCCGGCTCCATTGTCGTTTCCTTCGCCTTCTGCAAATAACTGCAGGTTGATCATTGGAGATCTCCAACGATTGTTTTTATACTTCATGTTCGGTCCTTTCTGCCCCGTCCCGTTCTGTAATAGCCCCGTGCCGTTGCTCCAGAATCATAGTTTAACGACATTCCGGTCACATCGGTTACACGATCCGGACATACTCCGGAAATTCATTGGCCATCAGACAGATGCCGACAAAAAAGGAATCCACCAGAGTTCTTGCTTTCTCCGATAGATTCCCATACTGTATATCAACCCATCCGGGCGATACTTTGTATTCTATTTCATCCCTTGTCAGATCCTCAATCGAGCGGATCAGCGTCCGCACAAGGCTGGAAACACCCGCACAGACGATGTCCTGCCCGTGCGGTGCGTACATTGCATGACCGGACACCTTAATTTCGTTTTTACGAACGCGCACCTCAATCATTCTCTGATCCTCTCTTTCTTAACAAATGGGCACAAAAATACCACCGGCCTCTCGACTGGTGGTTAATTATACAAATGGAACCATTTCTTTTACGTCTTTCAATGTCCTTTTTGCCTTTTCGATCAATGAATTCTCAAACAGATATGAAATACCTTTGGGCGTGATAATAGCATCCGGCAGATCGCCTAAAAGAACGCCATCTTTCGTATGATTAACAGCAATGCCTTTTACATATTCTTCCGTAATCAGGCTTAAAATGATATACTGCCAATAATTCTCAGGAATATTATAAGCTGATGCTGTAAGGTAACACGCTTCTGGTTTTTCACCCTTTTTCAAGCATTCATACAGATATTTCAGTACCTGGTATACAATCACGAAATAATCATTCTGAGCCATTTGTCCTGTCTCCTTATCATCAGTTGATAATTAACTGATTCTTGCAAGAATCACAGTAAAAAGTATTGGTTTTTTCACGGTCGCCAACAGGAATCATGATTCCTGTTTTACATTTTTTGCACAAAACTTTTTCGCCTTTCCTCAAGAGCTTTACTCTCTCATGAGGCGGAATATTCAGAGTATTCGTCATAAACAATCACTCCCATTTCAGATTCGGATATTTATCATTTATATGATTAATTATATCCTGGAGCACTTTCTCTGTCAATTCAATGTTTTGATGCCTGTACTCGTTCACATAGCATTGCAGTTCTTGACTTTTGGTATTTGGCTTGTTGATTTTGGCATGCGTGGCCTCGTGAATCACCGTAATAGCCGTTTCACGAACCGTTTTGGTATTATCAGCATAAATGTTGATTTCTCCATCTTCGAAAAGTCCGTCCAGTCCTTCATCAACATCAACTCCGTACCATACCTTTATTTGAATATCATTTTCCTGAAGATATTCCAACATTTCCGTTCCGATGCTGGACTTTTTCATTTCTTTCATGATATTTCGAGGTTTGATAACGTCTCGCCCCTTTGATCTGCCATCCAATGTTTGGAATATTCCTTCGTTGTCTTTATATCTTGCCTTTCTGTTTTTCGATGCTTCCCGTTCTTCTGTGGTACCACCCTGTTCCAGAAAGTCCAACCATTTCTCATATTCTGCACTGTCTTCATAGGCTGCCGTGGAGCAGTGACACCGCGGATGCATCGGCGGCGCGTTCGTCCCCGGCATCATATCCTGCACTTTGAAATGCTTACCATCCAACGCCTGGCACCGCTCGCAGACATCTGCATTCCCGCAGGCAACGTATGTATATTCTTCGAATCCATTTCGAATATAGGACTGCTTCTGCGCTTCTGTCTGGACTCTGGCAAGCTCCGTGACCATGAGCCGCTCTGCATCCTCCCGGCTTGCACCGAAGCGTTTCTGCAGGTGCACCGCAAGCTCCCGCGGGTTCTTGCCCTGGATTAGCCCTGTTTTCAGCAGCTTGTCCAGCTCTGCTTTCAGCATATCCTGATACATCCAGATTCGATCGGAATAAGTGGCGTTATGGAATGACGCATCGACAATTGCCCGCGCCATTTTTCCATTTTCCTGCACGGAATTGCCAAGAATACCCGCCTGCCTGCGAAATTCTTCTATTGTCTGCTGTGTCAGCGTCTTGTCAAAATATTTCTGCAGTTCATCGAAACCGGATACCATTTCCAGCCCGATATTGGCTTTCAGCAGTTCCAGACGGTTGATCTTCATGGTTGCATTGTACATCCGCATCTCTTCATTCGCCTGGTCGGAAAAATCTTTTTCTTTGACGTATTTCGCCGCTTTCCTGCCATACTCTTCGATATCGAGCTTGGAAACCCTTCTCTTTGCTTCTGCCAGCGAAATCTTCTCAGCATTGGCGTATTTTGCGTAAAATCCATCGATTTCCTTCTGAATCTGATCCGCCATATACGCATAGGTCTTCCGGATCTCTTCTGCATAGGTCTGCTCAGACATCTTATTCTTCTTGGCATGTTCCGTCTCACGTTTCTGCCAGTATTCCTTACTCGTCATCCTGTCCACCGCCGCCAAACATCTGCTTCATCACTGGATCCGCTCTCACCTTGTTCTGATCGGTATCAATTTTCTTGATTTCATCCTGTACATTGTCCACAATAGACAGCACCCCGAGCTGTGTTTCCTGGCTGACCACACCTTCCAGATTCTTCGCGATCTCTGCCTCTTCCTGCAGGTTTGCCGGGAAATTTGGTGTAAAATGTGGATGGATCTTCACCCAGTCATCTTTTTTCATTCCTGAGACCGGATTTGAGAAAATCAGACGATACCTCCGGTTCATTCCGCTGGTAAATTTCCGCTCTTTCGTTTTTTCCAAGTTACTCATTGCCTGCAGCTTATATTTCATGGCGATGCCGGAACTGGTGCCAAAATTCTCATCCGAGATATTGGCCACCATGCTGATATGGAAAATGAGCTTTTCCAGACGATCGATCAGATGCTCCTGCGTGGTATCACCATCCGGTTTCTGAAGAAATTCGACAATCAACCGTTCGGTGTCCCCGTCGAAATTAATGATTCTGTCATCCCGGATATGCGCCACATCGTCTTCTTCCAGCTTGGAACCAAGAACCTTGAGATAGGCATCCGCGAAATAGTCAACATCATTGGCTTTCTCGCTGATCGCCTTGTTGTATGCATTAATCATCGTAAGGACCGGCTCGAAGATTCCCATACGCTCCTTGTTTTCTACGTACTCCGATGCCGGAACGCCGTCGAAGCCGTGTATCTTCTCGTCTGCATCCCAGAGTAATTTTCCTTTGATTGTAAACCAGCGGACCTTCGTCTCGTCCGATACGCTTCCATGAAGGATCTGATTCGAACCGTAATACAGCCGCACGAAATATCGTTCCCTTTCCAGCACGGAATCGTCGTAGATCATGAATGCATCCAGCGGGCTCAGATAGGTGATACCGATATTTCCGTTCTCATCTACGTAATACATTTCATAGCCTTTGCCGAAGATACTGCAGATCTTGGACAGTTCGGCATTGTTATCGTCCTGATCATTATACTGATCCAGAAAATCAACATATTTCTCAACCGCTTCGTTTCCATCGTCTACCTGCAGTTTGATCGGATGCCCGATGAAGAAGCCGTTCATCGTATCCACGATGTATTTCGCAAAGTTGACCATGATCCGGTTGTCCGGCTTCCACTTGGGCTTTAACGGCTCATGCAGGATCGGGTAATCCGTCTCGTAGGCCTCCTGCAGCATGCTGTATCTAAATGCGCACTCTCCGGAATGCCGCATGATAAATTCGTTCAATTTGGCATCTGTCAGCGTCTCTTCCGACGGTAGCCTATACAAATTCGTTCGCACTTCTATATCCCTCCTTTCACCTTTCTGTTCAGCCGTGGTTTCGCCTTGCGTTCTTCCTCAATGGAGTATCGAAGCATCGCCATGGCATCATCAAAAAATGGAACTGGCTCTTCGAGATAAGTGTTGGTACGCTCATCCTTCTTCCACTTCCATTGCTGAATTTCTTTTATTGTATTGACGCAGGACGGGTAAATATGGATTCTGTGCTGTTTCAGGTAATCTATCTGGGCATGCACGCTGTTCGGCTCCTTCTGCACGCCTTTTGCGCGGTATCCCGCCTTCTGCCACATCTTGATACGGTCCGGCTCCGCAGAATCGCACCACATGCGCAGGCGCTTGTTGAACTGCCCCTCCGCCAGCCGGATGATCTCGTCCGTGTCCATCTCATACACGTACAGTTCCCGGCATAGATACAACTCACCATCCTTAAAGCCAACCTCACCGATGCAATTGGCGTGATTGAATCCGAAATCCTGTGCATTGACCATGTAATCGAATCGTTCCGGTGAACAGTCAAATTCTTCGACAACATAGTTTTTGAGGATCAGTCCGGCGACCTCGCCCCATTCCCCCAGGCCATATACCCGATACCCCTCTGGATCCACTTCCTTACGCCGCATCATACGTCTTCGGTAGGCATCATCGATAAAGCGGTTCTGCTCGTAGGTTGACTGATGTGTCAGAACATCCGGATCTGACCGGTCAAAAAACACACGCTTAATCCAGTGGTACGCCGATACCGGGTTGAACGTCATCCGTATCTGATAGAACTGTCCATCCGGCAGTTCACCACGGAGACGGTCATCAATGATCTCGAAGTCCGCCTGCGTAATTTCCGTGGCTTCTTCAATCCACACATCGGTCAACTTTCCACGCTTGAAAGTAATGGATTTCAGCTTTTCACGCTGTTTCTCATCATTGACTCCACGGAAAATGATCTGATTCCTGTTGATCTTACACTCCATAATCATGTTGGAGCTGTTGATGTGCCAATATCTCTTATACTGCTCCCCAAACATACGAAAAATAGCACCCTGCAATTCTGCAAAAGTGCTATCCCTGTTTGTCACGTCCGCCTTTCGAACGCATAGAAGATTTCTTCCCGGATCCTGCATCAGCCGCAGGATATAATTCTGCGCCGTATCAACGCTCTTCCCCGATCCGGCAGAGCCTTTCATAACAATATACCGTTTTCGGTTGCGGTCAACTTCTTTGAAGCCTGGGTTCATCTGGACGTTTATGTTCATCCGGAATCGTCCTCTCCGTAATTAATTGTGATGTTGAGATCCATATCTGTATCCAGCTCAACTTTATCCTTGAACATACCAAGGTGTTTTCCAAGAAGCTCCAGTGCTCTCATCTTATCATTTAATCGGACTTCCCTTTCAACTGACGATCCTTTTTCACCATCCATAGTTTTAACTTTTACTGACTGAATACATGCCAAATCATCTTCTGTGGCATCTGCTCGAATAGAAGCATCTTCAGAATTGATTACTTTTTGCGGATTCACAAAAGCTATTCGCGCCAGTTCTTGGATTACTCTGTCTTGGTTGATACCTGTCCTTTTTGACCTTTCGGCCATTGCCTGCTGAATCGCTTCTGAAACTGGAGTTTTCTGGAGTAATTCATTTCCTATTTCGCTGGCTCTTTGTGAGTTTCCTGCTTTATAGCCAGCTCTGATCGCGGCCTGCGTTGCATTCAGGTCGATCAGATACTCCTCAACAAATCTCTGCTGCTTTGCAGTCAATTTTGCCATCCTGCAACACCGCCTTTCTGTTTCTGCACGCAAAAATTCCCCGCATCTCTGCGAGGAATCCTTATAAGAGTAACAAATCGGAGAATCTCCATCCACTGGAGAGTTGGAACGGCAGGATTCGAACCTGCGCCTCGTGCCGGCGTCTCTGCGCTCTCCTTGAGCTACGTTCCAATAGGCGCAGGGTACCAATCTGCACCGTGCATCATTCGGGCTTTTTCCACGGGCTGATGCCTGCCAAATCAACGGCCAGGCTGTGACGCCTGGTCGCCGATCAAAATACATTCACAAGGAGGTAAAGAAAAGATGAAACCCTTCCTGCCGTTCTTCCATGATACACTATAACATTTTGAATCGGGACATATGGGACAAACGGGACAAACTTTCATTTTTCCTCAAAAAATCTGTGATATTCTTTCTTTACGCTCTCCTCCGTGGCTTTCCGTCCCAATTTACTTGCCACCTGGCTCCAGCTCATCTCCTCGAAGACTCTGTACTTGATGATCCGCTGCATCCTCTGCGGAATGTGGTTCATCCACTGCTCCACGTCTACTTTCAGCCGCTGCGCCTGCTCCCGGCGCTCTTCCAGAATCTTCTCCTCATGCCGCAGGCGGGCATCCTCCTCATAGGTGAACGCTGTTCCCGCGATCTTGAAGTGCTGCGGGTTATACGGAAAATCCGGATTGCTCCCGGATACATTCGTCTGCACAATAGTCTGACGCTTCTTCTTCAGCCGTCTAATGTCCTTTTCCGTCTCTTTGATCAGCTCGCATGCGTCTATGTACTGCTCCAGAACCTTTTTCTCCATTGGTATCACCTCCCCACTTGTGTTCTCTTCCGGTTGTTCTGTCTCTCATTCTGATCTCAACCAACTCCAGATGCGACACGTTCAAGACCTCCCGCACGGCCTTAACCACGTTCCAGATCGGTTTCTGCAGGCGGCCGGCATTTCGAATTGCTCTGTCTGCAGTCGGATCACGATATCCTTCACCATTCATCCTTATTCTCCTTGAAATATATTTCTACCAGCTTGAGTCTATTTTCAAAATTCGATGTCGTTCTCTTCAGTTCAATTTCAAACTGATGAGCTGCGTATGTTCTCAAGCTATTCCATGCGATTTTCTTTTTATTGCTGTTTCCAGCTTTTCCATTTATGATAAGATACAGACCTTGGCGCGTGTATCCCGTTATCTCGCACATTTCTGACACTGATACGCCAAACTGCCGTGCAAACTCTTTCGTTGTCATCTGTTTCCTCCTACGCAAATCTCAACTGCTCCTGGCTGTCATCGATGTTAAGGTTCGGCACCCGCTCCCCTACTTTTAAGTACGAGCAGTTGGCTTCTACTAACTTTTCCGCCATAATCGGCACCACGCTGTTCCCGATCCGCGCCACCTGCTTTGCAATCGGGTACGGTTTCCAGTTGTAATCCCGATCAATGATATAATCTTTCGGGAATCCTTGCATCAGCTTCAGTTCTTCCGGTTTCAGCATTCGCAGGAAGATATCCTTCAGAATGTATTTTTCTCCCTGAATATCCAGCACCACATTAACCAAACCAAAACGATCCTTCGTGGTGATCGTATCCAGTGGCCTGTCAATGCCTTGGCAGCTTCCGCCGGATCCGTAATATTTAATCAGGAATGCGGATATCAGCCCGAAGTGCCCCGGCGATGTTGTAATCGTATGCAATGGCTCATCGCAACCCTGTCCGATACCAGTCTTGTAATATTTGGTAATAAACGCTGTCACCAGCCCGTACCGGTTACTGGTATCAATGGTCTTGATCGGCTCCGTTAGAAACTGGCCCCGGGAATCTCCGGCTTTCGTCTCGCCGTGATACTGGATGAGAAAAGCAGTCACCAGACGATTGTGATCTACGGTGGTAATTGTGCTGCAAGGAGAATGCAGGTCACTTCCACAACCTTTATAGTTTCCACCATATGCTTTATCCAGATACGACAAAAACAGCTTTTCTCCATCTTTTACGATATATGGATTCGGATTTTCCACGATATATTTCCGGATTCCATTCGCGATACGCTTCATAGTCGCGTCCGCCAGAGGCTTTGGCCTATCAAATATGGATCGTCCAAAATCTGACCAGTCTATGTAGTCGCCACAGGCTTTCCACCGTGGCTCTCGATCCTTGAAGTGAGTCGGTGCCGGCCATACAATCTCACGTCCGTCTCTCCGGAAGATTGCGTACCAGCGTTTCCGTGTCGTGGGTGCTCCGTAGTCTGCTGCTATCAGTTCTCTGCACTCAAACATATATCCAAGAGATTTCATTGCCATAATAAATTTTCGATAGTCCTCTCCACGACGTTCCTTAATCGGATGACCATTACTGTCAAGCGGCCCCCACTGTTGTATTTCCTCTACGTTTTCCATCAGGATCACGTCCGGCAGAATTGCTTTAGCGTGTTTGTAAACAGCCCACGGAAGAATTCTCAATCCTTTCTCCCGTGGTTTACCGCCTTTTGCCTTGCTATGGCTTGTACAGTCCGGCGACGCCCACATCAGAGCCACGTGCCGGCCTTTTACATATTTCTTCAAGTCAACCTTAAAAATATCTTCTGTTAGATGCAGCGTGTTCGGATGATTCGTTTTGTGCATCAGGATGGCATCCGGATCGTGATTAATCGCAATATCTACCGGTCTCCCCAGTGCCATCTCGATGCCGACGGAGGCGCCGCCCCCGCCAGCAAAGCAGTCAATAATCAGATCCTTCATTGTTTGACCCTCTTTTCGAGAAATTGTTTTCTTTGATATTTTTCATTTTTTTCTTTTGCCCCGGCCGGAGGCTGGCTCCTTTCTGTTTGTTCTACACTGTCATTTTAGCTCCGCACTTCGGGCAGAACTTCCATTTTGCTTTGATATATTCTGTACTGGATCTTCCTGTTTCAACGGCATCATAACTCTCAACCTGAAAGCCACAACCAGAGCATTCAGCATGGATATAGTCGTTGTGCTCTTCTCTACTTTTCCACTTTGCTTTTTTCATTCTTCCCATGATTCCTGCTCCATTCCGTAAGATATTCTTCCTGCTCCCGGTCCTCTTCCGGATCCTTCGGACGCTCTGGCCGGTTCAGTAACCAGGCAAACAGGCCAACCAACGCACCGCAGAACACAACAATTCCAATCACTGCCATCTTCTCGCCCTTTCCAATAATTCAATTCTTGTTTCGTCCCAGTCATCCAGAAGATACTGGGGAAAATCCAGCTTTTTATGCCGTTCAAGTTCCCGATCAGCCCGTAGAAGACCGTTCTCTTCCACGATTCTGCGAATGACGGCGTGCCCGACTCCGAATTTTTCCCGTACTGCTTTCTGCGTCATGCCCGCTTTCAACAGTTCCAGGATCTGCTTTTCTACCTTTTCCGGCGTTTTCTGCATCTTCTCTTCCTTCCCACCGCAGGCACTGGCAGCACCGTGTCTTGGTGCTCACCAGCGTTCCGCGGATCATGTTTGCCCGCGGGCATCCGGTGCCTACATACACCGCTGTTCTGCCCACGCTGATTACATGTTTACAGGTCTCGTATTTTTCCATGTTCATTCCCCCACACTCTGGTCTTTTTCAAGCAGCATCTGCTCCAATGCGCCCATATCGTAATCCCGCTGCTGGAAGTTATTGAATTTATTGCTATGGGATTCCTTCCACTCCTCCTCCGCTTTTCTGTTCCACGGTCCATTATCGTATTTGCCTTCAAGAATCTTCACTATATTTGCATCATTAAGCAGCCAGTCAAAATCAGCCGTCCAGTTACGTTTGTTCGCGCCTTTCATAAACATTGACGCTTCTGCCTTTTCGAACACAGTCTTGATCTGTTCCAATGTATACACCTTCAATCGTGCCCGAATTGCCCTTTTTCTGGCTTCAGATATTCTGACAACCTGAGGGTACGAAACACAAATAGAGTGGTACAGGTCTACGACCTGCTGGCAGATTACTTTCTCTTTACTCTCTTTATTCTTATCTTCTTCTTTATCTATATCTCTTTCTTTATCTTCTTCTATTGCGTGACTGTCACGTGACATCACGCGACTTTCCGCAATCAATCGTTCTTTTTCCCTCTGCCTTTGCTTGCGGATTCTGTTCTGTTCCCGGATCCGATCCATCCCTTCTATGTTCTGATGCTCTTCCCAGCCGGTGATGGAAAAATACTCACCTTCCAGCACAATCATATCCAACTGCTCCAACGCCTGCAGTGCCAACTGAACCGTATTTTCTTCAAAATCCAGCTCATCCGCCAGCATTTTAGGGGTATAAGGGATATTTTCTGTTAGGTATATTTTCCCGTGGTCATTGCATTTCCCCGCCATGGCAAGGAGCATCACCCAAATCAGAACAATGCTGTTTCCTTCCGGAAGCTTGCGAAGATGGCGAATTTTCCGGTTGTCGAACATATCCGTCGTGATCTTAATCCACTTGACATCCGACATCTTTCTCACCTTCTTCCAGCTCCTGCCCGGCTTCCCATTCTCGATACAGCTGCATCCAGTCATCAAGCGGCATTGTTACCAACACTTCCGCATAGTTTTTCTTGTGGAATACCGCCGGAAGGTCGCCGGTTCCTTTTGAATCACGCTTTGCCTGCGCCACCCAGTCGTATAAACACATTTTTTCCTGATGCTTAGCCTCAACATGAATGCCTGGCAGCCCGACAACATCGGAAGCATCGCCCGTATTTCCACAATACTGTGCGGTTCGACGGCTCCCCGTGTAGCCGTAATCTCGGAATGTTCTGGCAAGTTCACGCTCAAACCGGGCGCCCTTTGCTTTGCTATTGATCTTTCCCATACTGCTCCCCCCTCTAATTGAACGGCAGCTCTTCTCCGATGTCATCCGGAATATTCATAAAGCCATCCGGGTCTGCCGCCTGCGGTGCAGTTCCGTCGTTTCCAGAACTTGCGCCTTTACTCTCTGCAAACTCCTGATCTTCTACAACTACGTCTGTCGTATAGATCTTCTGACCATCCTTATTGGTGTAACTGCCGGTCTGGATCCGGCCAGTGATAATAATCTTCGTGCCGCGATGCAGGTAATACTCCGCAAACTGCGCTGCCTTACCGAACGCAACACACGGAATAAAATCTGCAGTCTGGTCACCCTCTCTCTTGAATCTCCGATCCACCGCCAGACGATACCGCGCAACGGCAGTCTGATTCTCGTTCTGACTGTATCGGACTTCCGGATCCGCGCACAGGCGGCCCATTAAAATTACTTTGTTCATACGCTATCCTTTCTATCTGCCCCGCACAGCCATTTTCCAGCCGCGCGGGTAAGAATTATCGTCTATTATGAAATAACGGTAAACTGCGGCATTCCATCAAGCTCACGCTGCAGATATTCTTTGATTGCCTGCGTTGCATCCATCTTCCATGCACCGCCGTCTGCCTCGAAAATGGCACACATTACGCTGCCATAGCTGTCCTGTTTCATTCGGAACACAAATGCCGATTCCGGCTGTTCCACCTCAAGGAATGTTCTGTACGGCCGCAGGCACACCGGATTCGGTACGATCGCATCGCCCTTGGATGCCAGACCGGTCTTAATGGTTGCTTTCTGCGTTACACCGTCATCCCCATACTCCGAAACGCTTCCTGCCTCTACCGTTCCGGCAAACTTCAGAATCAGCTCGCGGTCATCGCTTGGAATAAACTTCGACTGCAGGTTGATGCAGAACTTCTCATGCTCCACAAAACGGTCAAATTCAAAGCCCGGAACTCTTGCACTCGCCACCACCAGGCTTTCACGGTCACGGTTCGGATCCAGCTGGGAATACAGCTCCACTTCCGTCGGGCTTTTGACTTCCACGATCATCCGCGGCGGCATCTCATCCACTTCTGACTTGATATAGTCCACAAGGCTTGTCAGTGTGTGCATTTCGATGGCATCTGCCTTCGGGTAATATGTATCGATTCGATGCAGTGGCTTGTCGGAATAACAAGCTCCATTGATTACGTGTTCCTCTGCTTTTCCAAGTCCTACGATGTACTGTAATGCTTCTTTAATCATGATCATTTACCTCCCCTGCCTACTTGGCAGCCTTTCTGAAATCAACAACATTTTCGTTCTTTCCGCTTAAAATCTCGCCTGTCTCGGTATCCACGACAGTGCCATCCACAACCTCGGTCTGCTTTTCTGCCTTGGAATCGTTCAGATTCAGGCTCATCTGGCCGCGGATCTGCTTTCCATACTCTTCGGCGTACACCTCGCCGGTGCGCAGATCCTTTCCGATATAGAATTTTGTGCTCATATCCTGCTGTGGTGCCAGTTTCTCGACTACCTGCGCAGACACGGACACATCGTCTCTGTTCTCGTTCTGCGTGAAGCTCAACTTGATTGTGATACCTCTTTTCACTTTGAATGAAGTATTCGGGTCCTGCAGATTTTCGATCACTCTTTCAAACGCATGCTCAAACTTCTCCTGAAGCTGTCCGCCCACCAGATTCTGTAATTCTACTTTATTCATCGTCGGTTCCCTCTCTTTCAATTATTTCCAAACAACGCTGCTTTTGCATCTACAGGTACTGCCGGTTCAGGCTGACTCTGCTGTGGCGTAGCTTCCTGCGCTGGTTCCATATCAAACACAGTAGCGTCATTGTCAACATAATCTTTAGTGCCGTCCTCGTTGATAACCGCCATATCGGAATCAATCGCGGATGCCATATCAATCGACATGATTCCCCACTTGCTGATCAGCTGACGCAGCATGGTTTTGTATGCCATACCGTCAAAATCTTTTTCCCAGAAGGTATACCCTTTCTTGGCCTGGTATCCCTTGGAATACTTCAGTGCGTGAGCTTCCATTTTCCGTTTCGACCAGTAGATCGCTTTCCGGAATCCGTTGGTATACTCAAACATGGCATAATATCCAATAGTATTGGCCTGTTCCCGCTCCTCTTCATCTTCGATCAGCCGCACTTCTATTTCCTCGTTCAGCGGATCGAACCGGATCAGCTCACCTTCCTTAATTGCAAGGACGTTCAGCTTTTTATACTGACCGGAACGGATGGCGAGCTGAATATATCCTTTGTATCCGAGCTGGAACTGCGCCACTTTGCCCTTGTTTTTGTCATTGAATGGCACCAGATAATACTGGCCAAGCTGCGGCGAAGGTGAGAGTTTCAGCGACTCGCCCAGGAGTGCACCGGAGAGGATCGACTGGTTCGTGCATTCCTGCAGTGCCGGGTTTGTGTTGACCGCCGAAACGATGGCGGAAATGAAGCGCTGTCCATCCTTACCGCCTACTACCTGATTAATCTGATTCTTAACCGCATCCGCGGTCAGATACGCCGAGATGCCTAATCTCTGGTTTCCTCTTGATCTCTGTAAACTGTTCTGTACTGCCATGACTCTTTATCCTCGCTTTCCTTAAATTGGCTTAAACTCAATGTTTCTTGAATCAAAAAATGCCTTCAATGCGATTGCATCGTCCGTTGACAACAGTGCCTGGAAGGCAACCCACTGCTTTTTCTCATGAACATCCTGCTCCACTGCCTCTTTCACGGTTTCAACAGCGGATTCTGCCTCAACCGGCGGCACACCAGTTCCTTCTGACTGTTTCGGAATTTCCATTGTTTCTGCAACTTTTCTGGCTTCTTCCTCTGCCTTGCGCCGTTTCTGCTCTGCCTCATATGCTTCTTTCTGCTTCTGCACCTGAGCCATTCTCTGACCCTCAGCAAGCGCTCTGTTGATATCAAGAGTGGAAATGTATACCTGCTGGGCTTCAAAGCCAAATTCCGGCAGATTTGAAAGCGTGGCCATGTCCTGATGGAACTTCTCAATCGCGGTATTCATCTGCTCTGCGATGGATTTCATCGAAACAGATACATTCAGCCACTTCGGACTGTAGATTTTTTCAAACGTAAGCCCTTCCGGAATCGCCAGTGTTCCCCACAGTTCCTTAATCTTTTTCAGCTTGTCTTCTTTCTGCTGTTCCTCGTAGGCACGTACCTGCGTATCAATAACTGCGATAGGCTTGTCGATGATGCCAATAATCTCATTAATTTTGGTCTTGAAGTCCGCGAACGGAGCCATGTATTCTCTTTCACGACGGATTCTTTCATCATTCAGAGCCTTTTTCAGCTTATTCAGCGCTGCCTTATCTGCTTTGGCCTCCTTAATCTGATCATCGGTATAAACCAGTGTTTCGTAGTGTGATACTTTTTCGGTCAGCTCCCGTTTTAATTCTTCATAGTTGAAAAGAATCTTTTCCGGCAGCTGATACTCATGCATTTTCAGTTCCATTTTTCTGTGCTCCTTGTCTTATTTTTATAATTCCGGCAGAATAAGTGCCGGTCTTTTTCTTTCCTGTACCTGTTTCCAGAAATCCCGTTCTGCAGATTCCAGATATCGAATGTCAGTTTCTACATCCGCCCGCTCTATTTTGTAGTGTTTAGTATGAAGAAAAACATTTTCGCCAAAGTCGTATTTCAACTGAGCCTTCAGAACAACGAAATCAAATTCCGTTACCATCAGGTAGTGCAAAATCTGGATATAATAGTTGTCCGGGATGCGGCCATCCCATTTTCTCTTCTGCCCGGGATGCTGGATCTGCGTTGTTTTGCATTCCCATACGCCCCGGCGGCCGTCCTGATCTGTCAGCCAGCCATCCAGAGACGCATGCGCAAACGGGTATTTATCATTGAAAAACATATTGTTATCCACGTACTCAACCTGATATTCCGGGAAATCCAGTTTGAACATCTCCCGAAGATACTGCTCCGCCTCAGTCCCGTACTTAACATACGGCTTATTAGAAATATCTTCCGGAACCACCTGCCCGGTCTTGATCTGCCACAGCTCAACGTTGCTTTTATAGGGATTCATCCCGACAATCGCCGCCGCATCTGACCCACCGATCCGTTCCCGGTGCTTCAGCCATTCTTCATGGCTTTTCAGTCTGATCATCTGAACCATTGATCATTATTCCTCACTTTCGTATTTTGATATTTTATTTCAGCGATCCGCTCCGGACCCACGCCGCAAATACCTCGTCCCGGCGCTCCTCTTCCCGCTCTGCCTGCTCCTCGCGGCAGGCATCGACATAATCGCCGATTTTCTTACCAGCGAGCGCAAGAAGAAACATTCCGGCTCCCAGGGCGGCGCGTCCCCACAGATCCGAATCCACGCCGCCGATGTAGATCCATGTACCAACCGCGCCGACCGCCAGCGCCGCTTTATCTGATCTCTTCATTTCTGCGTCCTTTCATAACCAAACGACTCCACTGCAGCTTCCACCCGCGGAAGCATAATTTCTTTTGCTTTTTCAGCAACAAATTCTTCCACGATCTCTTGCTGCCCATTGATTTTGATTCTCCGGGTAACGAACACAATTTCTTTCATAAGGCACCACCTCTTCCTTATCTTCTTATCGTATGCAACCTGGCTCCGTAATGATTTTCTATTGATTCATAATCATTTTTGAGCTATTATGTAGTTGCAAATTGTTTTTGTATTGCGTCCCGCGGGAACTGGTCCTTCCTGTGGGACTTTTTTCAAAGACATCATTAACGTGAAAGGATAAACCATACCATGCGCTTTTTAGCATTATTTCTTTTGGTTGTTGCATATAAATTTCTTACAAATTTAATTCATTATTTTAGAATCAAAAAACTACAAACATATTTTTCTGAATTTCTTGAGCATAAATGCGACAATATGAATCTCTATCGTCAAGAAGTGCTTTCCTTGTTTGAAAAAGCTCATGTTAAAGATAAAAAAATTCCTGTATCTGAGCATATTGGAAACCGGCAAATTGTTTCTGGAAACGTAAGCACCTTCTCTATGTTTCCAAGTACACGTGTCGCATTTTCTGTCACTACGCTAAACATGTTCGAAGAGGCAGAAGGCGTGTTCCGAAAAAATATGCTTGATAGTTTCAATCCGTTTTACTGGATTGATTTAATCGTTTTCCTCCCAAAATCATTACTGGCTTATATTGGAATATCCTCTGAAGTTACCGCTTACAAGATATGCAATGTCCTATTTACCTTCATCTGGTGGATACTCGGAATTCTTGTTGTTTATTTCAAACCCCAACTCCAAGATTTCGTTATCAAACTGGTGCGAAATCTTTAAAATGAATTTTGATAATATAACAAGTCCTTTTGCATTCCCGGCCTCTGCTATTTTCGTCTGTGAAGATAGCAGATTTTTTATTGCCTGTTCTCTTATGAATGAACCATAATTCATTTTCAAACAAATTCCTTTCTTTTGCGCTACAGAAGGTACTTTGCATCAACATCAAGTGCCGCCGCGATGCGGATTAAATCACTTACCTTAATCAGCTTTCGACCATGGATCATATCGCTAAGGTTCTATGCGTTATATCCGGCCTTTTCAGAAATATGTACCTGCTTCAGCCCTTTTTCAGCGATGATCCGTGCAATGTTCTCAGCTACCGGACTGTTACACTCCGTTATCGTCATCGCTCATCCCTCCTACAAACTTATTCACGAAGTAGATCTGTGCTTTCCCAGTTGCCTTCGGCGTTCTGGTTACGATGTTGCAACCATTTCCGTCGATGTGTGTGCTCTCTTTGATTTCAAACAGCCCCATGTTCATAGACTTCTGCGTTGGCATGTTCCAGTCGGAACCTTTTCTTTTAATCAGGTATCCATGGTTTCTCAGATACTCGAAGAGACGCTTCTGCCCGATATCCACGCCGTTCTGGCGCAGGAGCTTCGCGAGGTCGCCGATCAGGATGGAGCTGGTGCTTGCGCTCACCGCGTCCGCGAAGATTTCCTTCGGACGCATGCGCTCATTGTCCTCGATCAGCTTCTTGTTATCTTCTTTCAGAGTGTCGATGGTCTTGTCCGCGAGCTTCAGTGCTCTTGCCATCACCTGCTCTGGGGTGTTCCAGGCTTTCTCCAGATCAATGAAATACTGACGGTACTGCTTGCCTTTCTCTGATCGCTGGATCATGCAGATCTGTTTTGCCATGTCTACGGAGATCTGGTAGTCAACTGCTGGTCTGCCACCTGTTTCTGAGGTTTTACTCATTTTTGAGTAAAAGTCTTTTCCGCTTTCAAAACCATATTCTGTCATACGTGAAAACCAATCATTAAATCTCGTATTGATTGCTAAGCCGCTGTGCAGATCTCTCGCCGACACGGTTGGTTGTTCCATGTCGTAATTAATAGGAATCAACATTTTCTCCATTTAATTTACCTTCCTTTTTAATTTTATACAGTTGAGTTTTTCTCAACTATGTGAGTAAAAAAATAAGCATGAATATCCGACTCTGGGATGTCGAGTACAGAAATCGCATGTTCCATTTCTTCCTGCCCCCAGTCGACCACATTATTAAGCTTATTGCTCACAGACACTTCAGAAATTCCCAACCGCTTTGAAAATTCTGCTTGAGTGCCAAATTTTTCTTTTATTCTTCCTCTTAATTTTCTGTAATCATAAGAGTGTGGCATTCGTTTTCCTCCTCCTTTCTGGTTGAGTTTTTCTCAACTGCATTTAGGATAGCACCGCGCCGCTCGTATGTCAATACATTTTTTAAGTTTTTCTCAATTTTTATAAAAATATATTGATATTTTCTCAACCTTGCTTTATAATTCGTTTTAAAGAACTCTTTAAGAAATGGAGGGATACATTTTGAAAAAAGCAGAAATAAAAGATCGCATTAAAATTGCTCTTGAATTACGCGAATTAACACAATCGGAGCTGGCGGAAAAGGCACATATTGATAAAGGACAACTCAGTTCCTATTTATCAGGAAAGTACAAGCCACGTCAGAATAATATCGACGCTCTTTCCATCGCTCTCGATGTAAACGAAGCTTGGCTGATGGGTTTCGATGCTCCAATGGAACGGCAAGGTTCTGTTGTCTCTTCTAAGCTCTATTGCAATACCGAAAATGAAAAATCTTTGATCCAGTCATATCGAAAACTGAATTCATCGAATCAAGACAAAGGGCTTTCTTATATAGAAAATCTTCTGACTACGCAGCGTATGGAAGACGAAGTATTCCTGAATGCGGCTCATGACCTTGGGGCTACTCCAGAGCAGAAAAAGCATGCTGACGATATTATGATGGATCCTAAAGAGTGGGAGTGATTATTTGACTTACGAAGAATTACTAACGGAATCAGATTCCATGAATTTGATTGTAAAAGAAAAAGATATTCCAGGCTACGGCGGACGTATTTGCAATAATCGAATTGCTATTCATAAAGGGCTATCAAGCCAATCTGAAAAGGCCTGCGTTCTAGCTGAGGAACTTGGACATTATCATACAACGTATGGAAATATCCTTGATGAAAGCGACATTTCCAATAGGAAGCAGGAACTTCGGGCAAGGGCTTGGGGATATGATAAACAGATTGGCCTACTTGGTTTAATTAAAGCATACGAACACGGATGCAAAAATCGGTATGAGATCTCCGAATATCTTGATGTGACAGAGAAATATCTGAATGAATGTCTGGTTTACTACCAGAGTAAATATGGAATGTGCAAATCTATTGATAATTATGTTATATATTTCATACCGAATTTGATTGTTTTTAAAAAATTATAAAATTGAGGTGATAATATGGGATTTTTCGATCTTTTTAAAATAAAAAAAGCTCTATCCCCTGAACGACTTGATAATAAATCTATTTTCCCGGAGCAAATAAATTTTTCTCAGTCAGCAAAAGCCAGTGATAACTATTGTCAAAAAATTTATGATCTATATTACAAGGATTATCCAGAAATGCCTTTTATTTCCAAAGACCGTGAGCTTAATACTAATTGGTTTGAACAGGCCAAAACGTTTTCTCAGCAATCCCTTGTCTCTAAATCAATGATGAAACGCTACTCCGATGGTTTGTTGCCTGGACATATTTATATGCTATATTGGTTAAAAAAATACAGTAATAAAAAAACACCTGCATATTTTGAATATGAATATGGAATTGACTTCGTAGCAGAAAAAACATTTTTAAAAAGAAATGGCTATCTTGACGAATTAGATAAGCCAACCCCGAAAGGGAATTTAGCAATACAACGTCACTCATCCGTTATCGAAGAAAGACATCCTTCACCAAGGTATTCTGGAGTTCCTGATGCTTCTTCTCCTGTTATACTGCCTGTCGGCAGAAATATACCGAGTAGCTTAAACCATGGAATTATAACAGTTCCTTCGTCTGATAAAGTCCTAATTGAAAAAGAATTTAAACAACTAAATAAGCTCATTTCATTTGCTCTTAAACAAGCTCATTTGAGCAATCGTCTATCCATAGATACGAATAAATTTCTGTATTCTACAGATTTTACTTTTTATGAAGCATGTCCTTACACGCAAACGGGTAAATTGTCTAAATATCCTTTGTCCCTCCATTACGCATATGCTTCTCATAAAGATCTCAATCCTCCGCAAGATTATTTCGGGGAAATTCATTATATGCAAAACGGAAGCATCGGCAAAGCTCGTTTAATTTTTTGGCAAAAAAAACATGGTTTCATGATACATCTAGCTAAATCAGGTGGAAAATTATCTGTAAAAAAAGTAGAAAAAACCACAGATGCTAAGTGGGAAACCATATATAAACTTTAATTAATCCGTAATTTTTTGAATTGTTAAACGTATGTACATGGGATATTGTATCCCGCACAAAATACGTTTCAAAAAGGAGAATGTCTATGAAAAAGAAAATCGTAACCCTCATTCTGGCAACTGCCCTCACCGCATCCGCTCTGACTGCCTGCGGATCGTCAACCGCTTCCAGCTCCTCGAGTTCCTCAAGCTCTTCGTCTACTGCTTCCAGCAGCATCAGCGAGACCGAAACTCCAACGCCTACGGAAGAGGCAACACCGACTCCAACCGAAGAAGCCACAAGTACACAGTCCAAATCCGAAGACTCCAGCGTTCCGTGGGACTATACATCGGCTCTTAATTCAGCTGAAAGCTACAGTGAAATAATGCACATGTCAAAAGCCGGAATCTACGATCAGTTGACCTCCGAGTATGGAGACCAGTTCTCTGCCGAGGCTGCCCAGTATGCAGTTGACAATATGACCGCCGACTGGAATGCAAATGCCCTTGCAACAGCAGAAAACTACAACGAAACGATGCATATGTCGAAAGCCGGACTCTATGACCAGCTTACATCTGAAAGTGGGGAAAAATTTACCGCTGAAGAGGCGCAGTACGCTGTCGATAATATAAATGCTGATTGGAACGCAAACGCCCTCGAGACCGCAAAAGACTACTGTGATAACATGGATATGTCGCCAGAAGCGATCCGTGATCAGCTCACCTCTGAATATGGTGAACAGTTTACCGCCGAGGAAGCCGATTACGCTATACAGAATTTAAACTAAAATAAAAAACCGCCCCGGTGCGCCAACACCAGGACGGCTCAGTAACATTCCGAAGAATGATACCTGTTCAGCAAAACATATTGTATCATCTTCGGAGACGCCAATCAATCAGAACGTTTGTTTTGGCGTTTTTTCTCATACCCAAAATTGAAAATTTAAAGAAGGTGATATTATGTCAGCACTAAAAAACGGTGCTCTCTACATCCGCGTCAGCACCGCGGATCAGACAGAACTCTCTCCGGATGCGCAGCAGCGTCTGCTCCTGGACTACGCGAAGAAGAACGGGATTGTCATCGCAAAAGAGTTCATCTTCGAGGAATCCGTCTCCGGCCGGCATGCCGACCGGCGGCCAAAATTTCAGGAGATGATCGCCCTTGCGAAGCAGGACTCCCACCCGATCGACGTGATCCTGGTCTGGAAATACAGCCGGTTTGCCCGTAATCAGGAAGAATCCATCGTCTACAAATCACTGCTGAAAAAGAGCAATGTAGATGTGATCAGTATCTCAGAGCCACTGATCGACGGTCCGTTCGGTACGCTGATCGAGCGTATTATCGAGTGGATGGACGAATACTACTCGATCCGTCTATCCGGTGAGGTTATGCGCGGAATGAAGGAAAAGGCCCTGAAACATGGCTACCAGGCTACGCCCTCTCTTGGATACCGGGCCGTGGGCGGCGGCAAGCCGTTTGTGATTGACGAAGCGGAATATCAGATCGTCAAATACATCATGGACCAATATGATCTTGAGCATCTGGATCCGACGGCGATCGCCCGCAAATGCAATGATCTTGGATACCGCACCAGACGCGGAAACCGGATGGAACGCCGCTCCATCGAGCGTGTGCTGCGCAATCCGTTCTATGCCGGTACTGTGATCTGGAATGGCATTTCCTTCGACGGCACTCACGAGACGCGGCTGGATCCGGTGCGCTATCAAGAACGCATCAAGCACATGGATGCCCGCAAACGTTCTCCAAAGAGTCGCAACCCATCTACCTGCCGCCATTGGCTTTCCGGTCTCTTAAAGTGCCCAATTTGCGGCGCTACGATGACTGTAACGGCCGGGAATACATCTTGTCCATACTTTCAATGCTGGAAATACGCAAAAGGCTTCCATAAAGGCTCCAATTCAATCACCGTTGCCAAGGCAGAGCGAACCGTCTACCGCTACTTCGATGATATCCTCGCCGGTGCGGATTTCTCCTTCACTGTCCGCGACCGGAAGCAGGAACAGGAAGACGATGAGACCATCCAGCGGCTGCAGCAGGCCCTGAACCATCTGGCTGTCCGTGAGTCCCGCGTGAAAATGGCATTTGAAAACGGAATTGATACACTGGAGGAATACGGAGCCAATAAAAAAAGGCTCGCCGAAGAACGGCAGAGCCTGCAGGAAGAACTGGACCGCGTGCTTACGCCCGCCGCCCCACCGGAAACAATCTCAAAAGAAGATTTCCGGAAAGAGATAAAAAACATCAATGATATTCTGAAAAATCCAGAGGAACCCGCCGAGAAAAAAGGACTTCTGCTCCGCTCCATCGTGGATCGTATCGTCTATGAAAAAGCTTCCGGGACCATGTATTTCGACTTTTTCGTTTCCTGATTTTTGTTCCGAAAGCCCGCAAACCCGCATAAACACTGGTTTTTTCCCTTATCATCTGGTATGGAACTCCGGGCCACCGTACTGACTCATGATAATTTGGGCGATTTTAGGGTTTGGTGTCGTGATGTTTACAGGATACTCGAGGCGTTTTTCATAATTCCACATCCGTCAGCACCCTCCTTTCCGGTTGACTTCCCACGGCCATGGCTGCATAACCCATTCGAAAGAACGGCTCATGCGGTCGTTGGCGGTATCGATCGTGAGCGGG